TTGCCGGTGCCGTAGCTCGGCACGTTGCCCGACTGACGATTGGCCTTGGCCGTCGTCGTTGTCGATGGCTTCTTCGGCAGCTTGCCGCCCCATCCGGTACCACTCATCAGGTCCCCCCGAAGTACGGGCGCAGTGCTTCGAGGCCCTGCGCTGCGCGAGCAATCGCGTTCTGCTTCTGCGTCTCCATGTCAGCCAGGTTGTACTGCAGGCCCGACGACAGGTTGGCCTGGTTCAGGTCGTAGCCCTGCAACTCCTGGGTCAAGTCCTGCTGGCTGCGCATGTAGTTCTGCGCGTAGTCACCGAGGTAGTTGCCCATCGACTTCTGCATCGTCCCCGAGCGCACGCCACCGCCGGACAGGCCACGCTGACCGAACCCGGCGTACGCGCTGGGCAGGGACCGGTTGAAGTTCTTGGTCAGGTCACCGAGGTTGCGGCTGCCACGCTGCTGGGAGAGGAACCTGCCGTAAGCGTTGGTCGCGGAGTCGGTGTTGAACTTGTAGTTGAGGGCATCCGAGCCGCGCTGATAGGCCCCTGTGTCGACCACTCCATAGCCTTCGAGGCTGGCCATCAGCGGCACCTGATGATGTACGGGATGGTGATGAACGGCGGCATGTTCGTCCCCGTCGGAGCGACACCCGCCTGCGCTGAGGAGCCGTTGAACGTCGGCGTCTGAGACGAGTGGGTGTGGTTGGAGGAGACGCCACCGGTATTAGCGGTGAACGCGTGGAGGTGGTCGGTCACCGAGTGGGTGTGTGCCCCGGCAACAGAGGTCGACGGGACGAAGCCGTAGGCGTTCTCCTCGCCCAGGTCGATCCCGGCCGACGGACTGGCTCCGATGCCATCGACGATGAAACCACTCGATCCGGAGAGCGCGACGACGTGGCTGTGATCACCGTTACTGCTCGTTCCCAAGGCGCGGTCGGATGCACCGGTCATCGCGCTCACCAGGTGGGTGTGGTCGGCGCTGATGAACCCGGTGTTGTTCGCCGCGTGGGTGTGGTCGATCGAGTGGGTGTGCGCCGGGAGCGACGAGTTGGCGCTGCCGCCGGTCGCCCCGACCGCATGGGTGGCGTCCGGACCGAGGGGGAACTTGCCGCCCATGTTCGGGGCGTTGAACGAGCCGCCCGAACCGCCCCAGGTGTAGCCGATCACGGCGAACAACTCCGGGTACGTCGCGGTCTGCAGCGGTGCCCCGTCGCACAGCAGCCACTTGCCGTTGCTCGGCGGAGCGGTCGCGCCCCACATCATCACCAGGCCGACGGGGATCACTTGATCGACGTACTGCTTGGGTGCGGCATCGAGGTTGGCGACCGGGTCACCGACCAGCTTCAGCTGGGCACGCATCCCCACGGTGCCGTCGCGCTCGATGACCTCCTGATTGATGTGATCCTCGACGCGCGTGAAGTTCGCCTCAACCGGCTGCGCGTTGGCAGGCGTCAGGTTCTGCAGGTCGTACTGGAACTGAAGTTTGCTCATGTGCGCTCCCGGCGACCGATCGGCTTGATGACCACTGCGTCCACTCCCCACTTGCGTCGCGGTGTGTTCGGGGAGCGACTGAACCGCATCTGCACCGCCGAGGCGATCCCCATTGAACCGCCGCGGATCATCACCGAACCGATGTGCTCGGTGCCCCAGTTGGCACCACGCGGATCGGCGGCACCGAGTTCGGTCCAATCGAACCCGTGGTTGACCACGTCGTCAGCACCAGCCGTCGTCCAGTACGCCGAGCCGAGCGAGGGGATGGTGATGGTCCGCACCCGCCGGGCGAACGTCTCGTCGTAGTCGTGGAACGTCTCGATGATCACCTCGGTGTCACGCGGCACGCGCGGGCAGATCACCCGTGGCCGCTTCCACGACTTCTTCGTGTCCGGCTGATTCATGTTCATCCACGGCGTGCGGTAGAAGCTGTCGAACTCCTCGTGATCGACCGTGTTGAGCAGGTCGTCGTAGCTGTCCTCGATCGCATCGAGGGTGATGGCGATGGCCATGTCCTTGGCCCACATGAACCCCAGCGGGAAGGTGGCGTTGACGTCGGAGCCATCCACCACCGGAGCGACGGCGCCGTACTTCGACACGTACATCGTCCACGCGCCCTGACCGACGTCGGGATCAGCGACGAACAGCGTCACCGGCCACGTCGTCGACTGGCCCGTCGCCCGGCGGGAGTGACGACCCTTGGTCGTCGGCGCCACCGGAGGCGTGCGCTGCAGCACCGAGTCCTTGACCCACGGCGTACTGATCCACAACCGTCGCCCGGCCCAGGAGACGAACACGTTCTCGTAGGCGGTGATCTCCTCGAAGGCCGGGCTGAGGTTCTCCGACAGGTGCGTCGGTGCCTCGCCCGTGTAGCCGTAGATCCCACCGACATCGTTGGCCGAGTAGAAGTACACCGCCGTCTCCGACGCAGTGATCGCCGTCGAGCACGGCGCACCGATCCAGGCGGAGACCTTGGTCAGCTGCCATGACTCGCTGTCGTAGCCGTACAGCGCCCACAGGCTGTTCGTCTTGAAGATCAGCAGGTGATCACGGAACGACAGCATCCCGGTGATCTTCCCGCCACCGATCTCGATGTCGAGGTAGTCCTCGTCACGGAACGAGTCGGGCCGGTTGGGGTGTGACCAGCGGACGCGGTTGGGGTGGGTGGCCCCGGCCTCGAAGATGTTGGCCACGAACATGTATCCGGCGTGGCCACGGATGTGCTGAGCGGGCGGCATGACGTTGAACGTCGGTGCGTCGACCTCGGAGTACGGGCCGGGCGTCATCGTCGTCATCGACAAGTCGGCCTCGAAGCGGACCGGCGCGTTGGAGTAGCCGAGCACGGAGTACATCTGCTCGCCCCACACCGCCCAGTCGGCCATGTGTGGCTCGGCGTTGCACTGACCGACGAGCAGCGAAGTGAACGCCCCGGACATGTCGCCGCGGCACATCTGGTTGTTGTGGGTGACGTAGATCAGCTGTCCGGCCACGCGGTTGTGCCAGAAGGCGTTGCGCGGCATGAAGTCCATCGACGGGTCGGAGACGTCGTGGATGTCGACGTCGTTCCACCGCCGCCATCCCCGCCGAGTGGTGAACCCACCGCGTGGATCGACGTCCACGTTGAGCAGATCGGGCGACTCGTTGGGATCCAGCTGGAACTGGCTCTCGCGCAGGTTCAAGCCACCGACGAACGTCGTCAGTGCGGCGGGCTGGAGGCGGTTGGCGCTCACGGGGCGGGCGGAACAACGACGAAGCTCGGACCCCAGCCGGTCGGCGCACCACCGTGCATGACGAGTGGCTTGTTGCCCACCGGCTGCATGATCGTGCGCAGCTGCTGAGTCAGGTCACGCTGCCAACGAGCGAGGTACACGCCTTCCATCACCTCGTCTTCCTGCTGGGCGTGGACGAGGGACATGGCGAAGTAGCACAGCGTGGCGTGCAGCCGTGGATCCAGATCGGGGATGGACGAGGCGGCGTTGTCCCACACTGGCTGGCGATAACCGCGCAGGATCAGGTCGACGTGCTGCTCTCGACCAGGCAGCGGCCACAGGTACACCGCCCCGTTCCAGATCGAGTAGTACACCGACGTCCGGTCGCCCTCGCCCTCGACCGTGCCGAAGGAGTTCTCGGCGTTCTCGTGGACGATGGACACCAGCTTGTAGCCCCGCCCCGCCTCGACGATCGACAAGATGCCGGGGATGTTGACGTCCGCGGGCAGGGTGACCTCAACAGTCCCCGGCACCTTGGCGATGGTCCAGGTCGTCTCGTTGCGTGGCCACTCGTTGGAGAAGGCCATCGTCCGGTCGAACGCCTCCTGCAGGTAGACGTTGAGCAGCCGGTCAGGCAGGTCCGTCTCATCGAGTTCGAGGTGATCGCGGACGTACGTCCTCAGTCCTGCGACGTCGATGACGTCACCTCCTTCTCAGTCCACGCGTTGTACACGCCTGCCTTGCGGGCGTGGAACACACACAGCCCGAGTTCCTGGATGGGGTGCGCCTTGCACGTCCCGTCCTTGCCCTTGCAGGTCACCTTCTTCGGTGGCTTGACCACCTTCTTCGGGTCCTTGTACGGCGCGGTCGACCACAGCGCGGCCGACTGGATGTGCTCGCCCGCTGATTCCGGGCGCCCGGTCGAATACACCGGATCACCACGCCAGGCGTACTGCAGCTGAACGTTCTGGCCATTGGCCAACGCTGGCTTGATGTGCGAGGAATCCTTGCTGGCGGTCACGTGCCCTCCTGTTCAGGGGCCGCTACTACACGTGTAGTAGCGGCCCCGTCATCTTGACTGTCAGGGGGTCGGGACGACGTTCGTGACCTTGAAGTTGCGCCGACGCTCGCGGGTGGTGGTGTTGCCGTAGGTCGTGATGAACGACACGCGGGCATCCAGCGTGGACCCAGCGGGCGCGCCGGGGGTGGTGCCGTTGCCGGTCGGTGCGGTACCGACCGCGCCGACACCGGAGCCGGTTGTGGCCATGCCGGTCAGGTTGGCAGTGAACGGCGACTGCTTGAAGTTGCGGTCGCTGTGGATCGTCAGCCCGACGTACTTCGAGTTCAGCCCGATGGCCCCACTCGTCGGGGCGTCCGGGTCGTAGTAGATCGGCACGTTCTTGAACATCAGGTTCTGGAACCCGAGGTTCGCCTTGTTCGTGTCGGTGTACCGGACCTGCGGGGTCAGGCTGCCCTCGTACATCTCGTAGACGTTCGCTCCGGCGAAGATCGCGTCGACGTGGTCCGAGCCACCATCGCTGGCGAGCATGAACATGCGCCGGAGGATGGCCTCCAGGTCGTCCCCGGCGATCGTCGCAGCGAACGGCAGACCGGTGATCGTGTTGCCCTTGGCGTCCTTGCCCACGCCGGTCGTGGCGTTGTACGTCGGGGAGCGCCACAGGTTCTCCAGCGTGGCGTTCGCCGGGGTGATCCCACCGGCGGGGAGATCGGAGTCGATCAGCGTGGTCAGCGGATCGAAGTCGGTCGCCTTCGGGGTCTGGCGGGTGCCGTAGAGCATCCGCACGAGGATGTCCTTCAGCGTGTTCTCGGCCTGCATCACCTTGGCTTCGAGCAGGTTGATCATCTGCTCCTTGCCGTTGTTCTGCGCCTCTTCCAGGCCGGAGATGATGATCGTGGCGAACAGCTGACGCCACGGGTACACGGCAGCGGTGATGCCGCCCTGCGGGTGGACCTGGATCTGGTCCCACGGGCCGTACGAGTCAGCCTCGCCACCACCGAGCAGGAGAGGCTCGACGATCTGGATGCCGCCGTCGGCGGTACGCACTCGGCCGTTCGACTGGAGGTACTCCAGCAGCGGGCGGGAACCGAAGATGTTGTCGGTCAACGTCTTCCGGTAGTTGTTCATCGTGGTGGACAGGAGCGTGTCCCACGAGGCGGGGAGGTTGGCGGCAATTGCCACAGGGCAGCCTTTCGGTTAGGTGCCGCCGATGTCTTTCCATGCTTGCTCGGCGGCTTCTCTGAACGTGATCGGTCCAGTCCGCTGCTGCTCCACGATGTTCCTGCTTGGTGCTCCTCGTCCCGAGGAGACCGTCTGCGTCGCAGCTGTCTTGGCTGCGGTGCGCTGACTGTTCTCTGCCGCCTGGCGTCGTTGGTGTTCCACCACGGATGCCTGGATGCGGTCGAAGGCGATCGTCTTCCAGACCATCGGCAGGGCATCGAGCCCCAGGTTGGCCTGCATCGCGGTCCCGACGACCAAACGAAGATCATCGTCGTTCAGTGCGTACTGGTTGCGGAG